AAATAGAACAAATTACTTGATGTGCTATTTTTATCACTCCTTATAATTTTATATAAATATTATATCAAATTTTTTATATAAAATCAAACCCTGGGGTTTTGCCCCAGGGTTAAAATATTTATTTATTAATTAAAGTGGCTTTAATTTCATCAACAATTAAACTGATTAATTCAGCCTGGTCAATTGTTGCGTCAGAAACCTTCTTACCCTTGCCCAAAATAGAATCTACAATTTGAGTAATACGAGGACCAAAATAACTGGGGTCTTTACCCATTAGGTCTCCAACAATATCTCCAAATTCACGCATCAAAGCGTCATAATCAAAAGTGGCAGCCACAACCGTAGCGGCTCTTTCATTGGTAAATAGAGAAGAATCCGTCATTTGAGCCTCTTTGTCAATAGCGTCATTTAGTGCTTTAACAAGTTCATTATACTCAAAATCGATTGTGGGTGTAATATACTTAAAACGACAGCCAGTATCGGCGCTATTGTCGATAGAACGTAGAATTAAACGAACTTTAGCGGTTCCATTGTCTTCATACTTTTCCGCAAAGGCATAAATGTCAGCCATATTCTTAGCAATCTCATTATAAGTAGAAGGACAAGAGGGAATATACTGATTATATTCAGTACCATCCTTTTTCTTGAAAGTCTTTTCCTTTACGTGAGAAATAAATACAACTGCGTATCCCAGTTGAGTAATAGAGCGGAAAGCCTCCTCGAATTCCTTTTTGACCTTAGTCCAACCTTGACCATAAGGAATATCACTTAACTTTTCAACTCCGGCCTGTGAACAGACATATTTCTCACAAAGTCCTGCGGCAATATCAACAGTATCAACAAGAATACTTTTGTATACTTCTTGGACTTCTGGTTTCTTTAATTCACGAATAACCTGCTTTAATTCACCCCAAGTGGTAATATCTTGAGGAATAATACCGGGAATAGCATTATAACCGCGCTCAAAAGCCAACAAAAGAGCCTTTGGCATTTTAGAAGCAAGAGTAGTTTTACCAGTCTTGCCTTCGCCGTAGATATAAGTAATATATCCAGAAAGGTCGCGAGAGACCTTATGAGGCTTTAAAGCCAATAAATTAATAGCCATAACTCAATCCTCCTATTGGTGGATTAGAAATTAAATCCACCGGTAGCAGGAGCGGCAGTTGCCTGACCTCTAGAAGCCTTATATTCATCCTGGCGACTCTTCACTCCAGCCAAATACACTTCACGGTCAGCCATAGCCTTCTTTAACTCTGCAGCGGTAATACCAGACTCATCTTCCCAGGCATAAGGCTCGGCAGCGGCCCAAGTAATTACATAATCCTTGCGAGTACTAGAATATTCTTTAATAATAGGTTCGCCCCAAGCGCCCTCTTCAGTCACTCTACGAACTACAACTTCAGAAATTAAGCGACCTTGTAAACGAGTAAATACGGGTTCATTCTGAGATGCGCCAAGTCCTTCAAAATAATTGATAGCATTGGGATTTAGAACAGAGAACTCAACAGGCAAAAGAGCATTGCGGAAATCAAAAATTGCTCCACGAATAATCATTTTTTCAGGCAGACCTCTGTCCTCGTCAGCCTCAATCATACGAGTACCAGTAATAACCATATCGACATCAAAGGTGTTGCGCTTGCTCTCATCCTCATTAATAGAATTTTTAACAACAGCGAATCCACCCTCATTGCGTTTTGCGGAAACAAGTTCTTCCTTACCATTGCGGTCGGAATAAAACTCATTTAGGCCAATCGCAGAGTCAATAGAAATCATTGCGGCCTTATCAGCACCGTGAGCCATAACACTACACAATTTTTCATCAATAATGTCTTTTAAAACATTAAAAGTAGCATTTGCCTTACCGGTGCTAGTAGTGGCAGTGGTATAAGTATAATGAACAGAAACAATATTTGTCATAGCATTGTCGGTTGCGATATCGACATTACCAGTAATAAATACAGTGCCAGGATTTTTAGAATTAGGACCAGACTCTTTCATTTCCAAAGAGTGCTGATATAAATAACCCTCAATATGTGTCTTGTTATTAATCTTTGCTTTCATAATAAATTTCAATCTCCTTAACTTAAATTATTCAATAATAAATTCTTTACCTTTGTTTGTAAGAGAATAAACTACGGGTGATTCACCCATTTTTTCGCAGAAGCCATCATTTACTAGTTTGCGCAAAGCACCAGAAACACCACGAGAAGAAATAAACAATCCCTCTGCTACGTCTCGTGCTTTCCACATAGGAGTATCAGAATGTTCCCGCATATATACAAGAATTTGTTTGCCGCTATCAGTTAAGACTGGCTTATCATTCTTAGTATCCATTAAAGTATCAATATAAGCCTTCACGTTTGAAGTCATTTTTTCTTTTGCTACCTCAGGAGCAGCATCCATTAAAGCATTTAAAAACTCAATAAATTCCTGTTTCAATTTAATTAACTCACTTTCATTTCATTTATCTTGTATAAATATTATATCAAATTTAATAAATAAAGTCAATTACACTCTCTTATAAGTAAAGAAAGCATAGGGAATGCCATTAACAGACTCGCGCAATTCCGTACAAGTATCGATTTCCCAATTAGGGTCTTTATCAATACGAGGGAAATAGGTATCAACATTTTTATGGTCTTTTCCTATATGAGTTAGATATACGGTATCGCAATATGGTAGTAATTGTTCATAAATTGAACCTCCGCCAATGATGAAAATATCTTTATTATTACTTTGTATCGCATAATTATGTTTCAACATTGATAGAATAAACTTTGTATTTTCCATACTTTGAGTCCCAACTGCGTAATCTTGATATTTATTATAATCAAGATATAATTTTGAACTAATAATAAGATTATCTCTATTGGGAAGAGGTTGAGTAGGTAAACTGTCCCAAGTTTTTCGTCCCATAATAACGATATTGCCTTCAGTTAGTTCTCTAAAATATTTCATATCTTCTGGAATTCGCTCCAAAAGTTCACCGTTATAACCGACTCCCCAATTATTATCAACGGCAACAATAGCAGCAATCATATACCTAACTCCAATTTCAATTGAGGCTTTATAGGATTATAATTCACCATCTGAAAATCATTAATTGTGATATCATAAAAATTATCTACATTTTCATTAAGATATAACCAGGGAATCGGGTTTATTCTACCCCATTCAGACCCTTCTGGTAGCAGTCCTGCTCTAACCAGCATCTCATCTGCGGCTTCAAAATGACGGTCATAAATTTGTTCATTAGCAACTACGTGGCTAAAAACACCAGGTTTATAACCGGTATGAGCAGCAATCATCATAAGCAAAGCCGCATATTGAACCTCATTAATTCCGCCCGGGCCAGAAGCAGTAAGCATATCGCCACTACGCTGAACCAACATCATATCAAGATACACGCCACGCACATTCCATATAGTAAGGAAGGCACAGGGCGCCAAGCCAGGAGTCTCGTGTAAATCTTGTTCCTGCCATAATGACACAATCTTACGGCGGCCATAAGGGTCATTCTCAATATCTTTAATAAGATTATTGATAAGGTCATAACGGCTCACGGTGGCGCCATAGCGCTGACCAATTGTTCCATCGCCTATATCCCATTCATCCCACCAAGTAACGCCCATATCACGCATTTTAGCAATATCATTCGTGGGATTCTGATAAATAGTGAAAATTTCTCTAATACCGGTCTTCCAAGCAATAGGTCTAAAAGTGCAAATAGGAAATTCGCCCTTGCTTAGGTCATAAGTTCGAAAAGTATGATTGACTGAAATGGTATGTGCTGGTGTTCCATCCGCATACTTTGGGCGAGGATTTACATCTTTATATCCGTGGTCTTGGATATGATGTATCATTTCAACCATATATTTATCTGCTTTTGTTATAATCATTTACGTTGTGCTCCAATTATCAATAGTTATAGTATATCCAGTACATTCAGTTTCAGAATAAAGATACTTAATAAATTCCTCTAATTCATCAATACAATATTTTTTACCATACACTTTACATTTAGCAAAGTCATAAAAACTAATACAATTTATACCAGTAATATTATAGGCTAAAGCCTTTTGAAGCATTGCGCTTGGATTACGACATACAACAATTGAATTAGTTTCTTTAGCATGTAAAAGTAATTTATAGGTCTTGTTGGTACAAGGTTCATCAATTATTCTTTTCATACGATTTTATCTCCTTATTTTATACTATAACCGAAATCTTTTGCGTGATAAACATCTTGCCAATGGTCTTCACGCTCATCTAGTTTATCTCGCTAACATTCTTCCAATAGTTCAAAGGTAAAATTTTCTACCCCGAAGGCCAGCATAGCCGGATAAAGTTTATTGCGTGTCGGAGGCTCAGCACCTATTCCACGTTTAATATGTTGACGCCAACGGTCAGCCACATTAGCAGCCTAACCGATATAGCACATATCATTATCTATATTGGTAATTTTATAAATACCAGTAATGATTTTATTACCAATTATTCTACCAATCATATCAGTATAAGGCTTTTCATAATAAACTTTCCAAATAACTTTATTTAAAGCCTCTTTATCTCGTAAATATGGTTCTACAGAACGAAGTTTACGAATTTCTTCAATATCGCTTTCTGGCAAAACTAAACGATAAAAGTTTTTCTCTTGTCGTTTTTGCTCTTCCCGTTTAGCATTTGCTACCATAATATCAATATTATTTTGTAATTCGGTTAAGGTTCCAGAAGCCTCAGAAATTTTAATTTGATATTCTGCTATTGCTTCTTTGAACGCCTCTGCGCACTCAAAGACAGTTTTTTCATATTCTCGCCGATATGCTTCTTCATCCTATTGGTATTTGAGGGCGGCTGCCTCTAATGATTGCGCCAATCGTTCTTCGGCCAATTCTAGTCTCGAAGCGAAAAATTTATCGGCCTATTGCTAAGCCTATTTTTCTAGTTCAACTAAAGAATCTTGAATTGTAATTTTTTGAGTTTTTAATTTATTTATTTCGCCTTGTTCTTCACTATTTTCAAGTTTTAAAGCAATGATTTTATGCTACAATTCATCGACAATCCTACTGTTGGTATCAATCATAAAATCATAGTCTTTTTGGCGCTGTTCTTTTCGCCGCTCCAATTCGGCAATTACCTCTTCTTCTTGCTCTCTTTGTTTAGAAAAGAGGTCCTATTCTTCAAGGAGTTTTTGATAATTAATTTCTCGTATTTTTTCTTGCGGGAAGCGTCGCCATACAAGCCATCCAGCGCCTAAGCCAATAATAACTCCAAGAAATGCTCCCAGAATAAGTTCCCACATAAATAGTTAGAAAAAATAAGGGGTAAATTAATATTTACCCCTTATAGGCTTTAATTTTATGTTAAATTATTCAGCAGCGGGGTCCAGAGCCAAACCTGCTTCGGTCAGAACTAGGTACTTCACAGGAACCATAGTCTCAATCTTAGCGGGAGTGCGAGCGCACAGACCCTTTTTCACAAGAGCATTGAAAGAACCATTAACGCTGCTCTTCTTCACGTCAATAGCAGTAGCCAGGTCGTCCAGAGTAATATGGTCGGTAGCAGAAGCCAGATAATTCATAATCTTCTGAACGGTTTCACCCATCTCAGCGGTGTCGCAACCACGACCATCGTCAGTAATGGTTAGGAAGGAAACCTCAACCACACCAGGCACTTCAGCATCAACGCGAACACCATAACCCTTCTTCTGCATAGCGGTGAAAGCGCCATTAACCGTGCTCTTACCTAGGTCAAGAGCCTCAGCGACATCAGCGCTGGTAACGTTCTTACCGTGATTTTCCTTTAAGAAATTTAGAATCTTAACACTATTTTCAGACATTGCCATTTTGTTTTTTCTCCTTTAAAAAATAATTATTTTAGTTTTTTCTTTTAAGCCTTTGGCTTATGTAAAAATTATATCAAAAAATTTTTCTTTTGTCAAGAAAGTTCCTCAATATACTCTTGTACTAGTTCGTCAATAATTACCATATCTTCAATCTTATCGACGCATCCTGATAATTTCATTATCTAGGACTCCGCATCCATAATAGCCTTTTTGTCGGTGCTATTTTGGATAATTAACTCATACTTAGCAATTTTTTTTGCCAAATTTTTGAGTTCTTTTGCTTTCATAAAAAATTTTCATCCTTAACTTTACGAATATATTATATCGAAAATTTTTCAAAAAATCAAATTATTTTCAAAAAATCTTCTTCAGTAATAATCGGAATACCTAGTTTCTTCGCCGCTTGATTCTTAGCGCTAGTAGATTCTATATCATTATTAACTAAATAAGAAGTATTTTTACTAACAGAACTAACGACTTTACCACCGGCAGCCTCGATTACTGCTTGAAGAGCAGCCCTATTTTTAAAGTTTTTTAGAGTTCCAGTAATTACAATAGATTTGCCCTCAAGACTTTGCTCCTTTTTCTCTTCTGGTTCGGAAGAAATGAGACTCATCAAAGCATAAGCCTTATTAGCCTCGGTGTAATCGAAATTTAATAATGATTCACTTTTTTCATATCCAAAACCATTAAATTGTGAAAAATCTTGTCCTTGTTGAACTAAATTATACAAGGCATAATATGTAGTAATACCATTTTTCATCAATTCTTTTACCATTGCTCTTCCAATTAAAGGAATACCAATAGCAGAAATAAAAGACTCGTGAGTAGAATTATACTGAGCGTATTCGATGGCGTCAAGTAATTTTTCTACTGATGCTTTGCCGAAACCAGGTTTTTCAATCCATTCGGTATAATAATGCCTCAATTCAAAAATATCAGCAAAACAATTTACCCAACCCCAGTCGATAAGTTTTTCAAGTGTGGCAACAGAAAGCCCCTTGATATCTAGACCTTTTTTACCGCAAAAATGGTCTAATTTATTAATCAACTTTCCTTCGCACAACGGATTGGAACAATATAGATTAAATGTATCTATATCCTTTTTAATAGAGGTCTTTTCCCCACAAATCGGACAAGTTTTGGGTAAAAGAAAAAACTTATGAGATATATGAGGTATATCTTCATTTTCTTCCGCCCATTCTATTTGTGGAATAATCATATTGCGTTTAACAACACCAATTTTTTGACCAGACCATCCAGGACAATTTAAGGTTTCATTCATAATACTAATATTATGAAGGTTGGCGCGACTTACTTTCGAACCCTCAAGTTCAATTTCGTCAAAAATGGCGACAGGAGTTAATTTACCAGTGCGGCCCATAGACCATTCAATATCTCGGAGAGTTGTTTCGACTGATTCATCAAAGAATTTATAAGCCAATCCATCTCGTCTATGGTGTGCGGTGGCTCCTAAAGATTTTGCGTAATTAATATCATCATACTTGAGTACAAGTCCATCGATTGGATATCCGCCAATTTTTGCTACTTTTTTTAAACTCTCAATCAAGGCTTCTGTAATTGTTTCCTTGTAAATAATTTCAAAGGGAACAACGTGAAAATTAAGTTTTCTTAAGCCTTGTAATTTATCAATAGCGCTCTTTACATTTTCATAACCCTTTACCATTTCCCAACCCACAAAGGTAAGATGACGCTTTTCACATTCTTTAGAATCCAATAATCTAATACTGCCAGACGCAAAATTACGTGAATTGGCATATTCTTCAGAAAATGGTATAAAATCATAGTCCATACAAATAATTTCGCCATCAACCACTAATTCTTCCTTATACTCAATTTTCTTAGGAATCGAAGGAATTACCATAGCATTATGGGTAATATCTTCTCCTATTAAACCATTTCCACGAGTTTCTGCTCGTTGTAGGCGACCATCCGCATAATAAAGTGAGCAAGTTAAGCCATCAAGTTTTAAAGATAGGAAAGCAGTTCGATTACCACAAAACTCATTTAGTTCATCTAAACTCTTCGTTTTTTGCAAAGAAAGCATTGGATGATTGTGCGTGATTTTTTTCAATTCAGAAACTACATCATAAGAAATATTTTGAGTAGGAGAGTCAGGAAAAGTATAACCGCTCTTCTTCTCCAATTCTTGCAAATCAAAATATAATTTATCCCATTCTGCGTCTGAAATTAAAGGGTTGCCCATATCATAAAAATGTGTATAATGATTCAATTGTTCAATCAATTGTCGCATTTTTTCTTTCATATTTATCTCCTAATAATTTTTCAATCGTTATATTATCATATTCATCATATGGAATAATAACTAAATCGATATTATTTTTTTTACAATACTATTGTTTTAATAAATCATTCTACTGTAAAGTAGAAAAATTATCTTGTGTATTCCACCATTGCTCACTGCATTCATAATGTTGCTATCCATTATATTCAATTAAATGACTAATTGTATTATCAGAGTTTAAAATAGCAAAATCAAATCTTAAATGAGCTCCATTAATGGAAATTAAATCAGCAAATGTATGTTCAGTATTGTAGGGAATATTATATGAGTCTAATATATTTTTTATTTTAGCTTCGCCCTTAGATTTTAAACAACCGCATGAATTTGTATGGCCGTTATTTAAACACCAACTTGTAATATAACAGATATTACCGCAATCACATTTGCACTTCCAAACAATATAATCTCTTAATCGTTGGTCAGTTTCTTCTAGCACTACTAACTTACCAAAACGTTTCCCGGTTAAATCTTTCATTAATGTTTCTTTTTTATAACAGCCACAAGAAGATGTAGACCCTTTTATTAGATATCCCGCAGGAACTTCAATTTCATTGCCACATTTGCATTTGCACTTCCAAATAACATTGCGTCCTTTGGTTAATTTTTTAGTATCTTCAATCACTGTTAAATAACCAAAAACTTGACCAATAAGGTCATTTTTTCTTAAATTATGTGATTGACAACCACAAGACCTCGATGTACCTGAAGTTAGATTATAACCTAAAACACTTGCGATAGTTCCACATTCGCACTAACATTTCCAATAAGTTCTTTTTTCTTTATCACTTCGCTCTTGGTCAAACTCTAAGACAGTCCAAAAACCATATGTTTGATTAGTTAAATCTTTTCTAAAAATCATTTTATGCTTACCTCCTTTATATATTATCAAGAAAGCATAATATGATTTTATCTGTTTCGCCCATATAATTTTTCACCTTCTTTTATTTCATAAATATTATATCAAAATTTTTTTGGAATAGCAAAATAAGGAGACTATAAAGTCTCCTTATGTATTATTTATAATTTCTTTTTCTCGAATAGCCGCTTCAATTTTTTCTTTTATTAAAGTAAGAGTAAAAGTATCACAATCAAGCAATAAATCAAAATCTTTTGGAATCGCAATAATTTCCATTCCTTGATTTTCAAGATATTTAACTATATCAGCCACTTCATCTAAGCCATAGTTGTTTAAATCAAATTGTAAAATATTCATTTATTCCCTCCTAATTAAGAGAGGCTATAAGCCCCTCTTATACTTTACTAATGGTAGAAACTCTACCACTCTTAATCATTTGATTGCCGATTCCGGTTCTTCCAAGAGCAGGAATATCAGTGGCGGCCACACAGATTGAACTCTTATTGCCAACGATAAGAATGTTATCCTCATCACTTACCATTGCGGCACCCACAATATGGCCAGAAGAATCAGTCGGCTTATAGCAAATTAGTCCCTTGCCGCCTCGTTTCTGAGACATTACCTCTTTTGGAAGCATCTTCTTTGCCAGTCCTGTTTCAGTGAACACCGCCACAGCATCATCAGCATTTCGAACTGGTAAAGCCGCTACTACCTCATCACCTTCGCCAAGAGTAATGCCCTTGACGCCAGTAGTCATACGAGAAGTGGCGCCAATTTCCATTGAATTAAACTTTATCATATAGCCTTGCTTAGTAATAATAATAAGAGGTTCGTCTTTTACCAAAGACACAGCCGCAAGACTATCTCCTTCTTTTAAAGAAATGGCACCGATGCCATTCTTCTTCTTGGTATTTGTGTACTCCTCTAAGGTAGTCTTTTTCACGATACCATTTTTAGTGATAAATAAAACATATTTAGCGTCTGTATCTCTGTAGATAGAATACATAGTTGCGGGTTCCTCATCCTGCTCCATTGAAACAAGCGCTTTTACAGGAACACCCTTTGTTGTATTCGTACCGGCAGGAATATCATTTACAAGCAACCTATACATTTGTCCCTTATTACTGAAAATCATAAGACTATCAATTGTATTGGTGCGAAGCACCATACTTGTAATATCTTCTTGTGTTTTTATACCCTTACCATTGCGCTTCTGGGCGCGGAAAGAAGTAGTGGGAATACGCTTGATAGTTCCTGCTTCGGTTAGAACTACAACACATTTTTCAGGTTCAACAAATTCGATTTCTTTTTCTTCTTTGGCAATTGTAATTTGTGTCAATTCGGTACGACGAGCATCGCCATATCGATGAACAATATTTTCTAGTCTTCTGCGCAATTCGGGCTTAGGGTCAGAAATAATAATATCTAAAACTTTAATCTCTTCTAATAAATCAGATTTTTCTTCCATTATTTCCATTTTTTCAAGACCGGCCAATTTTCCCAATTTCATATCTACGATAGCCTTTGCCTGAGCGTCCGTAAAATTATATTTGGTTATAAGGGCATCTTTTGCGGCAGAAGAACTTGCTGACGCTTTAATAAGAGCAATTATATTATCAATATCCTCTAAGGCTCGCAATAATCCTTCGACAATTTCTAGTCTATCTTGAGATTTCTTTTTATCAAACTGAGCCTCTCTTGTAATACACTCAATATTATGATTAATATAGATTTTGATACAATCTTTTAATCCAAGTTCTGTAGGAACTTTATCAATTAAGGCAACTTGATTATAAGAAATTGAAGTTTGTAAACTTGTTTCTTTAAATAAAAGATTGATAATATTATTTAGATTAGCACCTTTTTCACATTCAATAACCAATCTAAAACCTTTGCGATTACTTTCATTGCGAATATTTTCAATACCCCTAATGCGTTCTTCATCGCAAGCAGCGCCGATTTCAGTCATAAGTGCTTCTGTGGCAACTCCATAAGGAATTTCATAAAAGACAATATTATTATCTTCAAAAGTATATCTACCACGAAGTTTTACACTACCTTTTCCGGACTTAATAATTGTAGGTAAATCATTTTTATTGATGATTTCACCACCGGTCGGAAAGTCAGGGCCAGGAATCATAGGCTCTTTACCGTCCATATAATCATAGATAGCCTGAGCCACATCA